TATGTTAGTGTGATAGCCTGGATAGTGTGACTAGGCTTTGTATTGCTTGCCACGTAACGTACTGAGACAGACTTACCAGAACCAGCAATAGTAGTACGTTCTACAGGGGAAGGGTTACCATCGTATATGTCTGTAGAATCAAACGTAGCCTTGTCATAATATGCAGCAGCACCTGCAGTGGATAAGAAGTAGTCTGAGCTTAATTCTACTGAAGGGTCTCCATAGTCATACTCAACAGCCATAACTACAGAGACTTCTCCCTCAGAGCGCATGTAAGTATCTATGTCATAGAAAGACTTACGAACAGCAGGGTCATCCATGTAGTAGAAGGGTGTCTGGAATAAACTAAAGATGTCTCTACCATCAAAGTCATTACCTACCTCTTGGCGAAATACATACCCGACACTATCTCCATGTATAACAAACTCTTCATCACCAATGTAACCACTGTCTGCACAGTTTACTGATACGCCTACTAACTGACTAAACTCAAACCCTGCACCACCCTGACCACTACGCCTGATAGCGCCAATGATACCAAGTGAGTCTTGGTTAGTAAAGAATAAACGAAACTGTGACTTCTTTTTTATTACTACAGTAGTCATTGTAGCAAGGTCTTCGTTAGCTGTATAATCTTCAAAGATAGACTGAATAGGCTTAGACAATGTAGCCAACTCAATATCACCAATACGGTCAGTACCCGTAACGGGTCTAATGCCATCAGGTGCTAGAAATAGTATCTCACCATTAAACTCTGCTACACTGTCAGCGGCAACACAACCAAGGTTAGAGGTAACTGTTTGTAGTGCGAAGTCAGCAATGTTATTACCTACTAAGCGCTTAATGTTATTACGCCCAAAGATATACATCTCATTACGAAAAGTCTTAAGTTGTATAACTTCAAAGCCTACATTGATAACCCCTGCGCCACCTGCAGGAGTCCAATCAGTCTCATTTATTGGGGCGCTAAAGTATAAGTTGTAAGGCTCAGAAGGGTCACCAGCTAAGAATAAGTGATTGTTAAATGCTGCAACTAAACTAGGTGCGCTGGGCGCTTCTCCACCATTAAGTTGAACATACGTTGTACCATCCCAAGTAGCGGCAGGGTTAATGCCATCAGCCATAGCAAACTTAGCTGCACCCCAGTTAAAACTTTCAAAGCGTACCTTAGATACGCCAGTCATAGTGGGTGAACCTACACTAGTAACAGCCTGCCATCCTTTTACTACAGGAGTGGCCTGTACTGTACCTGTAGCCGTAGATGTACCACCTGTTAAAACATTACCTGTAGCGAATATAGCATCAGGTAGCTTGCCAAAGTTAATTACAAGAGCGTTTGCAGTTTTAGAGATGACTGTTCCTGTAGCAGCTACACCTGAATCGTCACTTGAGCTAACTACACCTGTTACAGTTTCACCTACTGCAAAGCCTGAACCCTGCCCTGAAGCTAATGTAACATCGTAGTAGTGATTATACCAGTGTAGATAGTTATTACCAGAAGCAGGTTTACGACAGCCAAAGATACCCTGGTTAATATTAGCAGATACATGTACGCCTAACACAGGGCTATTAGCTAATCCTGTAAGCTCACCATAAGAGTTTTTGTAACCTGATATACGTCTATACCCACCATTCAAGGCAGGCTCATAGTTGATAAGACGCAGTGCTGAACCTGCCATCTGACCACCCTGTGTTAAAGGGTCTTGGTTAACTACCAAGCCACCCATACAAGGTGTAGCAAAGGTACGTAGGTTATCAGCCATTAGTTAGTGCCAGTCTGCTTGTTGAAGTATCTGCCAGCTATTACAGAGGATCTAACATATAAAGGTAAGTCAAGAAGTAAACGGCGCATGTTATCCATACCATCCTCAAACTTCTGCTGGTGTAATGAAGCACTCTGTTCGTTAGCACGAAAGCGCATAAGATACATTGTAGCACCATCAACTATCACCGTGTTAAAGCGATCAGGTATTATACATAGATCATTATAAGAAACTAGATCAGAAGGATATGACCAGTAGCGGTACTCTAATTCGTATGCATCATCTGGTAGAGGTGTAATACCAAACTTCATGTCCTGTGTCTGGTAAGCAATGTTAGGTGTACTATACCCATCTACACCACTAACATCTTCACCTGAGCGATACTTACGAATGTAATCCTCATAAGTAATTACAGGTAGTCTAGCAGGTGTATTACCCTTAGAAGATAGACGCTTGAGGTAGATAGTGTCCCAGTCAATTTTAGAAGCATCTGGGGCAAAGTCATACACACCTGTACCAGCGGTAAGGGTTTGCGTATATGTTGTAAGTGTAAAAGGCCACTCTTGGCTGTTCTGCAGGATCTCACGTATAGCAGAGTTAATAGCATCCTTAGCTAACGCTTGTAAGTTACGTGCGTCACCAAAGCCATCACCACCAATATCAAGTTCAACTTCATTGACACGGCGTAGTGCCTGATTAACTAGAGTTACATAATTAGCCATAGAGCTATCCTAATGATAAGTGTGTTGAAGGGCCAGCCTCTTGACAAGACCAGCCCAACAAACTAAGTAGTATTAAGCAGCGTTGTAACGTACTGTTAGCAATGCCTCTGGACGGAGAATCTTGCGTCCGTAAAGGTGCATACCACGTACAATGTCTGCGAATGAGTCGGGATCACGATAGTTCTCGACTTTGTTGATCTGCTCTGCAGAAGCAACAGCATCCTCCTGACCAGCTACAATAACGCCATAGTTAGCGTCTTGTGCAGTTGTACCAGAAGTACCAGCGCCAGTGCCTTTTGCTGGAAGGTTCGTAGACACATAAACACGGAAGCCGTGCAAGTTGTTTAGAACCAAGCCATTCATAAGACCTGCCCCACCGAAGTCAGCATTTAATACGCGACTGTCTTCGTCTTTGAGCATCTCTACGAACACTGGGTCAACACAGATCCAACGCCCACGTGAGTCAACACTTGCTGTATCCATCTTACGAGCCATACGAGCTACGACTGTTAAAGGAGATACTGTAGTTGCTGACAATGCAGTTGCACCTGGTAAACGTGGTGCTAATGGAACTGAGTCTCCTGCTGTAGCAGAACCTGAGATGGTCAAGCTTGAGAAGTCAGTTGCGTCCAAGTGGTTCGCAGCAATGTATTCACCAGTAGCAGTCAAAGCAGTTTGCTTATCACCTGATGAACTAGTGATGTGAGCACCAGCAGCAGTGTGACCTGAGAGGTACGACAATACGTCTGCGTCCATTGCATCAGCCATCTTATATGCTGCACGATCAGCAGCCAAAGATGTGAAGTCTACATTTGAGAACTGCTCTTCAATGTCATCCATTTTGAAAGCAAAGTAGTTAGCTTGGTCAATGGTGAGCGAGAAGTCAGAATCATCAAGTTTCTCTACTGAGATACCTGTGTGACGCTGCAGAGCGTTGACTGTTACGTCTGGCTCTTTCTGAATGCGAACAGTGTCGCCTTGGTTTGCAATCTCACCGAAATATGAGTTGTTGGTGATTGCGTTAGTAACAGCAGCCTTGCGTAGAGCAATCTGTGCCTGTTTGGAGTAGATAATCGGGGAGAAGTTCCCGTTAAATCCACCACCAGCGGTTCCAATAGCCATAATAATTCTCCTTTATAGATATGGCGTGAGATTTAGACACTACATATCCACAATAAAAGAGGCTCTTTGTTCTAGGGTAGTCAGCATTGCTATCAGGAGGGCCATCCTTCAAGCGCTGGGCCTATACTCAGAGGTAGTTCTTCGTGTGGCTAGTGCTTATTGAAAAGCATGTACAGGCAGTTAATGCCTGACACTGTACATACCTATAGTTTTATCTACGATTAAAGAAATGTCAAACTATTTCTTACTCATATCGTAAATAAATTTACCAGAGCGCTGAGCATCAAAGATCTCATCCATGCGCTTCTCGTATTCCTTTAGTGACATCTTGGATACCTGTGATTCACTGAGGTACTTAGATGAGTCATCTGTATCTGGTGTAGCACGTCCCTTAGCCTTAACTGAAGACGCAGCTGCTTTATCAGAGTCATTAGTGCTTTTAGTCTTGATGCCCTGATCTGACTTGTATAGATCAATAACACGTGCAACAGACTTAGCATCTTCACTATTCTCGTATAAAGCATCCTGTACGACTTTAGGCTGTTTCTCTGCCCAAGAATGAAATGCATCATCAGCACGAATATCTTTAAAGTCAGGATGCATAGAGAGTAACTCTGCTTCTGCTTTCTCACGCTTAGCTGTTGAGCGTAAAGCTTCAATCTCTTTTAAGCGCCCGTCAAGCTCAGATGAACGTTCACTAGCTTTCTTATCAGCGATAGCTTCTACGATACCTGCAACGTCTGGGTACTTCTTAGCCCAAGCCTCTACCTCATCTTCTGACTTAGGTAGTACAAGCTCATTTTTTGTAGCCGCATCAAGCTGAGAAGTTAGCTTATCAAGCTGTGCCTGAAACTCTTTCTCTTTCTCTTGAGTGTGACGCCGTAGATCACCGTAACGCTTCTTGAAGTTCTTCTCTTCTGCACTTAGATCTTCATCTTCTTGTGCTTGAGCTTGTGGCTTTTCTTCTTGTTTGGGACTACCTTCTGCCTGAACTGAGGATTCGCTAGGCTCTGAGCTATTGGGTTCCGCTTCAACAGCTTCCTCTTCTGTTTCATCTTGCGTTACCCCTGCTTGCTTGAGCAGTTCTTTTAGCTCAACCTCATCACGTTCTATACGAGATAGGTTACGATTATGTGACACTGAGTCCGTTTGAATTTGGGCTTCCGACATTTATTACTCCTTATGTTGGGGCCAGCCGTAGCTGGGTAGCCTTATAGTTATATTGGTAGTTACTTCTTTTTCTTCATCAAGCCGCCATCAGAGAAACCTCTTCCACCGCCACGAGCAGCAGACTCAAGTTTTTCTTTAATTTTATCACCCTCTTTTTGTATGTCACTAATCTCACTTTCAGTGGCTAGGTTTTCTTCTGCAGCAGCTACTACTTCAGCTGTACCCGCATCTGCGTTGCTGGCTGCATCTGCAAATATGTCAGTTGATCCACTAGCATCACTGCCGCTGTCTGTATCACTAGAAACAGTAGGTGCTAATGGGCCTTTATAATCTCTAGCACCAGGTTCATCGTCCAAGACCGTCATTGTGATAGGAGAAGGTGCTGGAATTGGTGGCATACCTGTTGGAACATATCCCGCTTCTGGAGAGTATGCTAAAGCTGCTTCTACTGTAGCGGTGATCTCCTCAGGGGTCATTACAGTACCTGCTACATCAGGCTTCTTAGATTCCTCTTCTGTCTTGCCAAATAATCTCTCAAAGAATCCTGGCTGATCTGCAGTCATAGTCTCTGTAAGATCTGTATAGAAAGCCTTCTGTTTAGCATCTAATGAACCGTCTTCCATTCTCCGTTGTAACTCTTTAGTTATTTGCTTAGATTGATGCCACGAAGCTGCTTTAAATGCCATACCTAGAAGAGGGTTAAGCATACCTAGACCTAATGAAATAGCGGTTGAGTTTGTGCCTTTCTGATCTTCAACTAAACCACGAAGCTCTTCTGCTGATAGTGCTTTGTAGTCTATAGGCTCAGGGTTTTGCATAGGAGGAGGGCCATCATCATTATCATTAACAACAGCTTCTTTAGCTTCAGTAGGTGTAGCCTCAGGAGTATATGGAGAGTAGCCTGCTGGTATTACACTCATAGGCATACCGTTGAAGAATAATATAGTAATAATATTACCTTCAGCATTGGTATACTGACGTTGCTGCATTCCTGTGCCTTGATAATTCTCCTCAGTCAGAGGCAGATCACCTGTATCAGCTAAACCGCCAGGAGCATAACCAGAGATGAAACCACCTTCATTCATCATGGGCTGTTCTGGCTCACCATCATCAACCATCTGTAACTCAGAGATGTCAAAGGGCAGTTCATCACCACCCATTTCTATACCAATAGGCTCACCACCAATACGTCCATTAGCTTCCATAGATGCGAAACCACGTTTAGCTTCTGCACGAATATCCTCAAAGAACTTAACACCAAAGAAGCGTACTACATCAGCAGGTACAACATACTCACCCTCACTTAGTTGAGCAGGAATGTCATCACGTACTTCTTCTGGTAAGGAGCCTGTAGGTACTTCATTGCCTGACACTGGGTCTACTTCTGGTTGTTCACCAAAGGCCATTTCCATTTGATCATTTATTGCCATTCACTTTGTCCCTCAAGTATTGCAGTTGCCGAAGAGCACGTAAGGCACCCTGATGTCTGTATAGCTCAGCAGTGTCTGTAACATTCTCCATGCTACGATGCTGTGTAGAGATGCGCTCCTCAATCTCAACGAGGAACGCTTCCCATGTAGTTTTATCGTTAACGAAGCTCTTAAGCGACATTACCAGTAAACCCTTGCTCACCTGGTGTAGGTGCTGTACCAATGCCTATCTGAGAGCCACCACCACCTGAGGTGTCCTGTACGCCCTGTGGAGCCTGTCCTTCTGGCGCTGGGCTACCCTCAGGCATGTTTACACCTTCTGGCCCTGCAGGGGGCTGTGCTGGCTGCTGAAAGCCTTTGAGGATCTCAGCTTGAATGGCAGCATCCTGCATGGAGTTAGTAACCTTGTCTGGGTCAAGATCCATAGACTTAGCAATCTCACGAATAACGTAATCCATCTTAGCAAAGGGAGCTAGTACTGGATTCTGTGCAACCTGTAGGAATTGCATCAAGCGTTGTGAGCGTACTTCGTTAGCCATCAAGCTCTCTGTACCAGATGCGTTAACCTCTAAGTCACCACGAATAGTCTCATCAAAGTCAAACTGCATGTTAAATGAGAAGAATGATTTACCCAGTGGACGCAGTAGATAGTCATCTATGTTCTTAACTACTGTACGGATACTACCATTAGCAGCAGACATAAGCATGCTAATACCAGATGCCGTTCTACCCACACCCGAAATACCAGTTTGACCATGAGCAAAAGAAGGGAACCCAGTACTTTCATCAGCTAATACTCGTGCTTTATCAAAGAGTTGCATGTTCTCTTGTGCTACATTGGGAAACTTGGTGCCAAAAATGCCTTGTCCTGGTGCGCCCCCCTGTCTGCGGAACACTTTGCCAGGGTATACAGAAAGATCCTGTCCTGGAACTAGGTTAGTCTCATCTACTTCAATAATCAGATTACCAGATAGTGCAGCATTGTCAATAGCCATACGCATAAAGCCATTCATCAACGTCTGCGTATCATCCATGTTCTCAGCAATACCTACTCCAAAGAAGCTGTAGGGGTTGTGCTCATAAGGTACTGCATAGTAGGGGATACGTGTAGGTTTGAATGGGTTAAGTACAAAGCGAAGAACCTCACCGTTACATACCCAAACGTTACAGTTAACTTCATCTAGGTCTTTAAGTGACTTAGGGATAGATACCCCATGCTCTTCAAGTACCTCTATATCAACATAACCCCAGAACTCTAATACTTCCCAGCGCTCAGAGGACGGTTGTGTATCGTCATCCTCCATAGTCATTTCCCAGTACTTCTGTACATAGTCTGGGCCTTTATCAACAGCCATGCCTATTGAGTCAGCCATAAAGTAAGGACGGTTCTTGAGTGAGCGAAGCTGTGTACGAGACATCTTATGACGTTGAACCACATACTCTGCATCATTCATAGACTTAGCTTCTGGATCAGGATAAAAGTCCCACACAGAAACGTGACTACACTCAGGTACAGTCTTAACTATAGGGTCATACTCACCTGACTCATCCCAGTTAGGGTATTCTTTATCTACTGCAAATGGGCCTTTCATGACACCTGTGCCAAGTAGAGCCATCTCAAATGCCATAGAGCGTAAGTGTGTAGAAGCTCCAGACTCTTGAAGTTGATCATGGATCTTCTTTTCCATCTTCTTAGCTGCAATCAATGCAGGATGGAATGTAACAGTTGTAGGGGAAGTACCGTCACCCTCTACTACCCTATCAGATACAGACTCTAGTTTTCTAGAGAGAGGGCCAAGACGCCTAGACAGATCTGAGAGTGTCTCACCTGGTTGAAGTTTATTCTCACCATCAAGCAGGTACGGCTTAGGAGAAGGCTGTTCTGTTACAGGATCAAGAGCTTTACCTGCAGCGGCAGCGTTAGGATCTACATTGATATGTAGAGATTCAGCTACACCATCAGGAAGTACAGAAGGGTTTACTGATAAGGGGAACTTGTTGTTACCGAATAGTACATCTACGATCTGTCCATATGCTGCTAGGGTCTTAGTCTTAGTAACCTTAACAAATACACGAGACTTCTCAGTGTCTGTGAACTGTACATCCTTGCCATATAAACCACGGTAGTTGCGGTAAGCCTTTAACCAACGCTCCTCATCTGCATAACGGGAGTCTTCTGCACGTTTGTAGCGATCAGCTACAAAGGATACAACACTAGATTTAGTCTCAAAGATGCTATCCGTACTGTCCTCTGCAGCTACGACTTCATCTGTTTCAAACATTTCTTCTTGTTCTGCCATTATCAATACCCGAATGATGGATCACTAGCCTGAAAGCCAGTGCGTTGTTTTGCTGGGTTGTAGTCCCATATGCTGCTGCGTGGACGTGTCATGATTCCGTACCTTAGAGCGTCATACAAGTGATCCTCTGCATGAGTATCAACATCTTCTGGGTTTCGCTTGTCCAGAGGAATACTAGGTATCTGTGCAATAGTATTTGTACAGCTATCCATAAATACTAGTTGAGGCTTCTCAGTGAACTCATCCACCTTTAACCGTCTATGTATCTCGTTCTTACCCGCGACACGTGAACCCCTTGACCTGTCAGACGGACGCCAGCGGCACCCTTTGTGATTCATCTGCTCTGCCAAGCTAGGCCCAGTGTCGCCACGGTTGTGCCATAAAGAACTATCCAGCACCCCGTATCTTATTGTACCATCTCTTGCTTCTGCTTCCAAGATCAAGTCTGCTAGATCAGAAGCTGTAACCTTAGACACATACATCTCACGGTACACAATTAGTTGTTCATCAGGTGCTACAGCAAACCACAGAACACCAGTGTAACTACCATAACCATAATCGCAAGCCCTAAACTTTGCCCAAGAGTCAGGTACATCGAATGCGTCCACAACATGTACTTTTCTGTCAAACTCTGGAAAAGCGGCACCCTCATTAACATCCCAGTTACCTTCAAGTAACTGCTTGCGCTGATGCTCTGGAAGAGAGAGAAGCATTGCTTCATAGTCGCCAGCTTCAGCCAAGTACGGATTGTCAAATAGAGAGGCAGGAATAAAACGTCTTTTAAATAGAGGCGTACCCTCTTTACTATGCCCTCTAGGGAACGTAATCGTTTCACCTGTTTCAATGTTAGTTGCCCAAAACGGCTGATTCCCGACTGCAGGATCAATAAACATTTTTTTAACCCAAGCATGTCCACTTCCTCCAGGGTTGGTTGTAGCTCTCATATAAAGACCTAAGTCCTTGGAACTACTACGTAATCTTGATCTCATATAATCCCAAGCGTAAGGGCTAGACCATTGCGTAAGCTCGTCGAATCCAATCCAGTTAAAAGCCTGACCTTGATAGCGTGTGACATCCGTGTCTTTATCAAGATAAGACATCCAAAGTCTGCCACCCTGAGGAGAAGTCCATTGCGATTTACGTTCCGACCATTTAATTCCAGGTATAGCACGAGGATATAACTCCTGACTTTTTTGTATTAGCTCTCTTAATTCTTCTGTAGTATGTCTTACTAGTAGTCCTGAGAAGTTAGGATCATTCAGTCCATGTAGAGGATCAGCCAACATGGCGTAACTCTTACCTCCACCAGCACTTCCACCATAAAGTACTTCTCGTTCTGACGCACTAAGGAAGTTTGTCTGTGGGCCAGGGTTAGGCTTAAATACTACCTGCTGAGCTTCTTCTACATCGTATTCAGGTGCCTTAACTTGTGCAGGTATAGTTTCTACTACAGGTTCTTCAGCTATCTTTGTCAGGTTCTGTGTAGGCTCCTGCACCTTTTCTTTCAAGCTTTTCGATTTGCTCAAGCGTTTCTTGGAGCCACTTGGCAAGCTTGCGTTTAATTGCAACTGCTTTTCTACGTTTATGCTCAACTTCAATTCTCTTCTTTAACCCTGTGAACGTTATGGTTCTACCAGTCTCTTTGCTTAACCACTGTGCTACTGCACGATAACTATACTGCTTAAGGTGGCGCTTTGCAAGCTCTAAAGCTTCAAGCTCTGATTCAATGGGTAAGAGTAGTCTGTCGTTCTCAGGATCTATCCTGTAACCAAAGGGTATCCTCTTTGTTATCTTAACTATAGGGTGCCATTCTTTTGTGTGGTTCTTGGGAGGTAATGGTAACTGCCAGAACCCTAAATCTCTCTCAGGTATTATTCGTTTGTACCTTCTTTTGGTGGCAGATAGAATACACCCCCGCCAGATGTTACGTCTACTTTGTCTACCTTACCAAGTCCTGCACGATCTAGCAAGTCCTTAGCTGCAACCATCTTCTCTTTGATACCTAATTCTGTAGGATCATACAAGGCACCAACCATTGCCATAGCAGCCTTAGGGGCAGTACGAGCAAAATATGTGCGTGTCCTGTCACCAATCTCATCCTTAAGCGCTTCTACAATAGCTGATGTGCTAGACGCAGGATCATAACCCGCCATCTTTTTAGCAGCTACAGCATCACCGCCAGCCTCATCAAAGAGTACCTCTAGGAAGCGCTGCTGCTTTTCTGTTAGTGCTCTAGCCATGTTGTTTCCTTACCACTTGCCTTGTTTTACGCCTAAGAAGTACATCAGAATAATTAAAGAACCTACACCTGCAAGCGCTACTGCAATGCCTACAGACCAGTTAATGCATTTATCTACAAACTCTTGCTTCTTATAGACTAGCTCACGTTGTTCTTTACGTTGCGTAGCTTCTATACGTACTATCTCTTCCCAAGCACTAGGGCCATAATGCCAAGATATATGGTTCTTAAGCTCTTCTCGCATCTCTTTGAGCTTTTGCTTCTGCGCCCATATGTCTAATGCAGTAGCCTGGTTGTTATTAAACATCTTGTACATAGGAGGATTCTTAGCTTTATCCTCTAAGAAGTCCAGATCACTTACAGCCTTAGACCATTGAGATATAGTACCAGCCATACCGCTGATCTCACGACCTACAGATACAGCTTTCTTGATACCATTATACGCTGCTGTAGCAGTAGCCATAGCGGTAATAGGATCAATCATCCTACCTTGCCATATCTCTATGGTCTCTGTTGATGTACCGTAGCTCACTCTCCATAACAGCTACCCGTTGTTTAAGTTTATTTATCTCACCGATAGCTAAGGTCATAGATGCAAGATTATCCCACAACTCTTCTACGTCATCCCATACGTATTCTATCTCTATAGCATTACCTTCAACATCACGCTTAAGGTTAATGTTGTCCTCAATAGCCATACGTGAGCCTAACTGGCTAACAGTCTCTTCTAGGCTTGCTATTGTGGAAGCCTGTTGTGACACCCACCATACACCACCAGCAAGCTGAACAGCCATAGCAGCCACAAGGGCAATAGGTAGTTTAACATTCTCCACAATAGCTCTCCTAACTATTTGAAACCTTCACTGATAACGTTGCGTATCTCTCCACGTGCGATACCAATATCATGTAATTCTTTGTCTGTCATGTTATGTAGTAACCAGAAGTCAGCACGTGCTTGTTGTGCTTTTTGTATGCTTACTAAAAAGTTGGACAGTGTTTTAACGATTAATGCGTACATTTTATGTTCCTATGTATTGAGCCAGCACTATTGCTGGTTTGCCTACATAGTTATACATAAATGTGTAGTAGTTACCTCTAATAAGTTTGCATACCCGTCATGACTTACTAGGTAGGCTGATAGTATTCTTCACCAGACATAGTTACGTGGTATGTACCTGCTGTCTCAGCAAAGCACTGCAGCTTATCACCTGGCTGTAATGCTATGTAACCACCACCTTCTATTACCTCGTGCATAGAGTTAGCACTTGATGAGAAGTCATCTACGATATAGTGATGCGTAGTAGTGGCAGCTTCATACCAATACACACTGATCTTCTTATTATTAGCTGCGCTATTAGATAAGTGCAGGAACTTAACCAGACAAACAAAAGTACTAGGACATACATACAAATCTTGAGGGCTTGATGAACTAGTAGAAGTTACATCAATAGATTTAGTTACATACTTTGCACTGGTTAAGACTGCCATTACTCGTCAACCCATGCTTCATTCTCTGGTGTGTTAGGGTCATCCTTTACAAAATGACCTTTATCTGTACGAGCACGTTTCTTGCCAGCAGGGGCTGCAGCCTTCTTAGGTTTAATCTTCTTAGCTAACTTGGCTAATAGTGGTGACTCATCCTGTTCAATACAGATAGCTGTAACGTTAGGGTCTTTACTCTGTACGTTGCCATAGTTATCTTCACCTGCAGACTGATTACCCATGGAGTCCCACACGTAGCCATGCTCATCTACACGATAACCTGCAGCTTCAAGGGCTTCTTGATACTTGTGATAGTACTTCATTACTTGCCCTTCTTAACTGGACGTGCAGGTTTCATATCTGCACCACAGGCTAAGCCACCCTTGTTGTAACCCATCTTCTTAGTCATGCCGCCCTTCATGTAACCCATCTTCTTAGCTACTTCAGGTGCTTCTTTCTTAAGAGCTTTCATACCTTTGTTCATCATAGTCATAATCCTTTTAAGTTAAGTTCTATACTTCGCTGTCTTTTTTACAGTGCCACCTTTGTTCATTTGTCTTTTTTTACCAACAGAAGACAACGCACCTTTATTTATTTGACTAGCTGTACCATCAGGTTTAAACATACCGCCGCCGCCACTAGTAACACGTTTTACTTCTTTAATGCTCACTCTAGGTTGAGGCATATCATAATCTAATCCTCGTGCAGCAACAGCTTTAGCTTTAGCAATTTTGTCACTCTTTCTTGCTATTTTGCTCGCTTCTTCTGCACTGGATGCAGTTACTTTTACAGGAGTGCTAACATAACCAGAAGGAGCATATTTAACTGCGCCTGTCTTAGGGTTGCGTTTACTGGGAACACGTATTTGAAACTGTACTTGATACTCTGCCATGTTATACTACTTCCTATACTTTGCTGTCTTCTTAGCTATCTTCTTTGGTTGAGATACAAATTGCTTACCTGCCTTCGTACCCTTACGCTTAGCTGCACTTGTAGCAGCGTATTCAGCAGGTGTCAGAGCATCCCTGGCTTTCTTGGGTAGGTAACGCTCACCTGTAGCCTTCTTACCTTGAGTAGAGGGCTTACCTGACTTAGTACCCCACTTCTCATCACCCCACTTCTTAAGACTTTTTTGACTTTTTGCTACT